CGCTTGATGCCGATCACCCGGCGAATTCGTTGGCACCCGCCACAAGCCATCAGCCATTGTCCCGCCGCTTGATCATATCAACCACCGCCTGCCCCTGCTCGCGGAACATGCTGCGAAGCTGGCGCGCGAGCCCGGCCTCGACCCGCTCCATCTGGCTGGCCTTCATGGTCCACTTGGCCTCGCGCGATTTGGCGTCCGGTAGGCTGTCAACCGCAATCACGACACACCGGCAGTTGATGTCCTCATCGGCCACGCCGAAATCGCCGGGGAACATTGCAGTTGCTCCCGATGACGACGTGAACGCCTCACCCACGGACCGGACCTGCCCGTCCAGGCCCGTAGGTGTCCGCTCCCGGTGCGTGTCCCTCGTCGCACCAAGAGCGGGAGGCTGTGGCGTGCCCTGCACCGCCAGCCATTCGCGTTGCTCGATCCCCGCCTGTTCAAACGCCTCGTTGACGGCAAAGCCTGCCGCCCGTGTTGTCTCAGTCCGCGCGATCATGTCGGCCCGCGCTGCTGTGGCGTCCTCCACGGCATCCATTACCCGGCGGATCAAGTCGCGGCCATTCTCTCCAGCCTGCACGCCCTCGGATAAAGTGCTGCGAAGCGCGTCCTGAGTAGTGCCGTGGATCAGGTGCGATCGCTCTCCTGCCGAATTGGCGATGAATTCCACCGTGGCCGGGCTTTCAATGTCGAAGGCGATCGAGGCGTTGATGTCGTCCAGTGCATCAGAGGCGAACTCGGCGACGGAACTCCGGGCGTTGGTGCGGAGAATGGTGGCGGTAAGTTCCTCATTCACGGCATCAATGATCGCGTCGATGTCTCGCTGGCTGATCTTGGTGACGGCCTTGGCCCGCTTGTCCGGTGCCGGCAGGCCGAGCGGCACGACGGGCGCGGCGATCGATGGGCGTGTTTCACCCTCTCCATCCGGTAGCGGCTCCATGTCCGCCAGCTCGCGCACCTCGTCGTCGGTGAAGGCCGCAGGCCGGGACGCAACGACAATCTGCTTGAACTCGCGGTTTTCCTCGACCGGATCTTCATAGTCCATAATCAGGCGATCGTCATACTGCGGTGCGAGCTGCTCGTTGTAGACGGCCCGGCGCGCATTCAGGCGCGGGCTGAGAACACCCTTGGCGAACAGGAACCATGCCGCATCGATCGTCGCACGGTTGGCGTTCTCGAGCACGCCCATGACCTCGGGCGGCACGCCGAACACGGTGATGACGATATCGCGCTCGAACTCGCGCATTTTGGATAGCTCCAGCTCGCGGAATGTCGGGGTGAGCGTGTCCACTGTGATCGGCGCGGCTGAAAAGAACGGCTTGCCCTGGTTTTCCGGTCCACCAAAGCGCTGCGACCAGACCTCGCTCATGCGCAGGGCGTCGTCTTTGTTAAGCGGCAACTCTTTCGATCCGCTGATGATGATGTCAGGCCGGGCGCGGTTGGTCAGGCTGGCGGCTGTGTGCTTGGCTGCCGCCTCGTCGGCGTTCAGCTCGTCGGACAGGGAGCGCGCAATGCCGACGCCGCGGTGATATGGATTGAACGGGTCGGCGTCCTTGTGCCAGAGCATGTCGCGGCGCTGCACCGTGAACGGTGAGCCACCGGGCGGCTGGACGGTGAATATATCCTCGCTCGGCTGGGGAATGTTGGTGATCCAGTGGGGTGGCAGTGGCCAGCGGGTCTGTGGGGCCCCGAGGATGTTCCGGTCGATCAGCGCGAATGACTCGCCGACCAGCTCCATGAATGTGTTCTCCAGCATCCGGCATTGGACGCCATCGAGCCCAGGCACGCCGCCGTTGATCATCTTCTCAGCGATGTGGTTTGGCACCTCGATCTCATCGCCGGTTACTGTGCGGATCTTGGCCACCCATCGGACGGCCGCCATGCTGGAGGATATCTTGCGGACCACCGCCTGTAGGATTGGGCTGGCCGAGTATGCCTGGAGCAGTTCCCGCGTGCCGCGCCGGGGGAGTGCTCGCTGATAGCCCTGCACCAGTTGCGCGCCGTGGACCATTGCGGTCTCGCCGGACGCCTTGTCGCGGATCAGAACGCGGGCCACCCGCTGGGCTATGCTACCAGAATTCATGCTTTACCTCGGGCTTGCACAGATACGCGAAGGCAGCGCCAGCAGCGTCAACCTGATCTTTGTATCCGTGTGGAAAGGATTCATGCTCGCTTAGAAACGGCTGCACCCACTCGCCGCGCGTCAATAGGACGTTGCCGCCCTGCACTTGCGCCGCGTATGGCTCGGCCCGGATCACCTTATCACCCGTGGGCCTATCGGTAATGACGCGCCAGCCTGCGAGCATTCGAACGGTAGACTCTGCCGATTCTTTGCCACCGCTGCCCGGCTCCTGCTCAATGCCAATTCGCACGTCTATCCCGTCAAGCTCGGCAGTTTGCCTTATAAGCCGCTCACGATCAAGTGCCCCGAGTTGCTTGCGCCGCACGTCACCAACGCAATATCGCCCATCTTTGAGCCGGTGCATAAGCACGCCAGCGGTATAAGCGCCACCGTCAGCGGTGCCAGCCTTGTCCCAATAGCGCATGGATTCGTCAATGTCGTTGGGCTTGTGAGCGACGATTTGAAACCTATCGATGGGAAACATGCCGCCGCTGCGAATGAACGGCGATTGCTGGTAGAGCGACTCCCAACTATCCGGCGTCATAGCTGCACGCCTCTCCTCCAAGAACTCCAACGACTTCAACTCAGGGAATAACGGCTCACCGATCTTGCGGTGCGGCTCGTCTACAATGGCCAACGCCGGGTAGCTCAACATCTTCACTTTGGCCTCAGTCGCCATCAACCGGCCCACTGGATCGTCTACATGCCAGCGAGTGAGAATGATAAGCAACCCACCACGCTCATCGAACCGAGTCATGAAATCGTCGTTGAGCCAATCCCAAGCGCCATCGCGCACCACTTCACTGTTAGCTTCAAGCCTGCCCTTTAGTGGATCGTCAATAACGCCAAGATCAAGGCTCTCGCCAGTCACCGGCCCGCGCACCGTCGTGTTTCGGAAGTAGCCCTCGGCACCGGCATATTCCACAATGTTGCGATTGCGAAGCGTCTGGCCGCTGATGGTAACAACGTTGGACGTGTTGATATGCGTGTTTGGAAATATGCGCTGGTATAGCTCGCTTGAATAAACCCGCTGCAATCTCAGGTTGGCTCGGATGCCTAGACGCTCTGAGAATGAAGCATAGATGGTGCGGGTGTCTGGATCACGCCCAGCCGCCCAGCCTATAAAGTCGGTGATGGTTGTGGATTTGCCGTGCTGTGGTGGTGCCTCGATAACCAACGCCGGGCGCTCGCCGGCCAGCAATGCCCGGTGAAACTCTTGCAGGTTGGCGCATAGATCGGCCTGCCACCATCCCCATTGCATTCTAGGATTGATCAGCCGGCGATAGGCAGCGAATGAGTCCCGCGCATATAGCACAGCGCGCTCCTCGTGCAGATCCATGATGCTGGTATCAAGCGCGCTCATTTGCCCTTAGCTGCGTCCGCGACCGCTTGAAGGTGTGCGATGCGCTCGTCGATTTGCTCGATGGTCATGCCGTGCTTGGGAGACATGGTGCCGTCGCTTGACGTGTGGTCGGTCTCAACTCGGCTTACGTCCTTCCAGCCCATGCGCGTCTTGGTTAGCCAGATTAAAGCGCCAGTGTCCTTCTCGGTCACGCCCTTGTCAAACATGCTTTGCCCGATCAAGCCCTGAGCCTGTGCATCCCCTTTGTCCAAATCTTCGTTATAATATTTGTAGAGCGTGGGCTTGGTGATCTGGATATCAGCACAGATGATCTCGTGCCTTACGCCATAGCCTGAAAGCGCCCGGACACGCCTGCGCGTTTCTTCTGTCGGCTCGTGCGGTGGACGGCCTCCAAGGTTGGTTTCTTCATTCATCCTTTTATCCCGGTAAAAAAACGTCAGCTCCCTATTCTACGCGCCCGCCATCGTTTCTGCAATTAGCTCTTGCAAGCGTCGCAAATTTGCGCTATATGATAGGGACAGACAGCAACCGGGAGAACGAAAATGACCAGATCAATCATCGCCCACCCCGACGCCGACACCAACATCAAGAACCTGCCCACGGGCCTCAACTATTTCACCGAACGCGGCTACAGCCAGTCCTACCCGTGGGCCGAGGTGAAGCGCACCGCCAAGACGGTCACGCTGGCCAAGGTCCACGTCATGCGCGACCCAGACTGGAAGCCGGAGATGCACGTCGGCGGGTTCTGCGCTCACTGTTCGAACCAGCTTGAGCAGACGTGGCTGTTCGACCGGCTGGACTGGGACTACACCCGCACCGTCCGTGCCACCAACCTTGGCTGGTCCGACCGTGGAACCATCTTCGTTGAGGGCCGGGCCGTCGAGTTCTACGACTACAATTTCTGACATCAACGCGGGGCTTCGGCCCTGCACCACACTGGGAGAATGAACGATGACCATACGTTTTGACACTGGCGAATTCAGACGCAGCCACGGCAAGGAGCCTCGCGGCTTTGGAATGTGGGCCTTTCACCTTCAGGGACGCCCGCAGCATTGGCCAGAGATGACTTTCCCGCCTAGGTCTATGTCACTCACGGACGCCAAGGCGTGGATGAAACGCGAGATGCGGACAAACGGCCTTCGCTCTGGATACGTCTCGGTGCTGCCATGACCGAATTCAGCGTCAAGATAAACTCAGGCAATGCCGCGCTTATTGGCGATGACAAGGCGTTTGAGTTGGCGCGCATCCTGACTGACATCGCTGGGCGGCTGCTCGCTGGGCGCCACGCTGACGCCATTCTGGATATCAACGGCAACAATGTCGGCCAATGGTGGTTGGCATTTGATGAGGAGGACGACCTATGAAACTCATAACCAAAGAGATCAACGCGCAATTGCTGGCTAACCATGCCATTGAAGCCGCTGATGGCGGGACAGGTAGCATCAAGCCGCCGTTGAAGCTGTTTCTCCCTTGGGGCGCCGCAACCTGGCTGATCTCTGAGCGCGACCCTGAAAACCCGGATATCCTGTTTGGCCTCTGTGATCTCGGCTTTGGATCGCCGGAGCTTGGCAGCGTCAGCCTATCCGAGTTGCAATCCGTCAAGCGCTTCGGCCTTGGTATTGAGCGGGATCGGTATTTCAAGCCGACGATGACACTGGCCGAGTATGCCGACAAGGCGCGCGAAGCCGGGAGAATTGCCGCGTGAACTCGACTACCTTCAAATCGACGCGGGAGCGCCTCGGCATGAGCCGGGCCGCTTTCGCCCGTGCGCTTGGTATAGCGCCGAATTCTGCGACAGCTTATGAGCTGGGGCGGCAGAAGATACCTCAGGTCGTCGCTCTTGCTGCGGCAGCGCTGATTCATGGATTGCCTGCTATTGATTGAGCCCTGCGGTAGTTTTGCTTGATGGCGATCTGCCTCTTGGCCATCCACGATTTTTTGTATTCGGTATTCTCGAATAAGCGCGAGAAGCCGGTGATGTGCTTTAGGCGTAAAAGCTCCTCGGCCTCCATTCCAAGCTCATTGCAGATCGCCTCATCTGCCCACCCGTTATCGAGCATCTGAAAGACCATGCTGGACATGCCGGAAACCGAGTGCTTGCCCCTGGCGCGGTTGTGGCGGATCGTGGAGGCCATCCTGTCGTTGATATCCTTATCGATGACAACCACCGGCAACATCCCACAGTTGCGCTCCAGAATATCCGGGTTGTTCTTGCAGACGAAATATCGGTGGAAGCCGTCCACGATCACATACTGATCCTTTGCCTCATCATAGACGGTGACGATCGGCTGGGTGTAGCCGTCATGCAGAATCGAGGAATACAGCAGGCGCATTTCAGTCTTGGCCACGCTGTTGGGATTGTAGTCGTTGGGCGTCACCTTCTCGATTGGCACCCAGCGGATCAGATCAACCGGCTGGCTTTTGACAGGCGACAATTCACGGTGCAGAAATTCGCGAAGGCCAGACAGAAAGGCGGCCTTGTCTTTTACCTTTCCAGCAGCGGCTATAATGGCTTTCTCCAAGGCGGTCATGCTTGAGCCTCCTGTCGTCTAGGCGGCAATAGACCTCTATTTCTGATGCCGTTATTTTTGCTAAATTTCCCATGACTGGCTGCAAACGTAGACAATTTTGTGCCGTGATAGTCACCTAAAAGAACGCAAGCGATTTCCACCTTTACGAGCGCGCCATGTATTTCAGGCGAATATCGTGCATCCGCACTAGCAAACTGTCTTCGTAATTTTCCTCTGATATCATCGTCAGTAACCATATATTTTAAAAGATGATCACGATAGTCGAACCAATCTGAGAACATCGGCGGAAGCACCTTTGGTGCCATAAAGTCAGCCTGAAGATGCGCAACTGAATTAAGCCCAGATATTCTTGCCACGATTTTATTCCACGTAGCGCCCTCTATCTCTTGCAAATATTTAAGGTGCATCACGGCAGTTTCATGATGAACATTTGATACCCGCATACTGGCCACCGGGTATCCATATTGATACATATAATCGTAGATAGGACAATAGAGCCAATGATTGTCATGGATAGCCTTCCACACGTCCGTATATGACCAGTCATAAATAGGATACATGACATATTGGCCGCGTTTTTTATTTTCTACTCTGCCCCAAGTCTCTCCCTTGTATGTTTCGTAAGCCGTTAGGCCGTTGAGCCTAGCTGGGCTTTCCTCTGCCCTCACGCCACCGATCATGCAGGCGGGACTATCACCAAAAAGATGCTTGCACTGAGCCCCAAACATCTCGGCAAAGCGATCTGTACCAAAGACGTTTTCCTTGATGCTGATCGGCTCCTTGTCCCTGATCCACTCCTTGCCCGGCTCCCAGCAATTCAGCCACGGCTCAATGGTGGAAGTGGCGTTGAATATCCTGATCGGCACTTGCAACCAGTGCGGCTCTACTCTCGGGTCGGCCATGATCAGACGCATGTGGTCAATCACGGTTTGCCACTCGGCCTCTTGATCAATGAAGGACACCTTGAGCGGCAAGCGGCCCTTTTCCTCGGCCACCATCAGCGCCAGGTTCAGGCAGACGGTGCTGTCCTTACCAC